CGTGATGGCGCTGCACAGGCTGGGTTGGGTCTGGATTGCCAGCGCGCCGCCCGCGCCAGGGGTGCCAGACGGCGCCCGGTTCTGACCGCGCACATTCCCGTCCGCGACGCCAGACGGCCTCCAGGCGGCCTCTGAGCGCCAGCGTTGCCATGCCCCCTCCGGGTCTCGACGAGTTCGAGGCGTTCGTGATGGCCGACACCGCGCCTTCGGTCGTGATCATCGATCGCGCGCTGATCCGCGCGTTGCTGGCCTACCCTGCGCCAGCTTGAGCGCGACGCCAGCCGGGATGGGGCGTTCTGGTGAGGCGGCTGTGGATGCGGGACAGAAACCGGGACAGCCGGGACGAAACCGGGACAGCCGGGACGAAACCGGGACTTGTCCCGGCTGGACCCAATCGAGAACGCGCTCGCCGCGTGACTCCTTTCCCGATCGGTGGTAGCAAATTTGGCATTGTCGCTTGCGGCGTGACGATTCCCGCCCGGCGGACACCGCGACACAACCTCACAATCCAGAATGCCAGTCACCATCGGGCACGTGCTGCTCGACCCTTCCGATGATCACCTCTTGGTCGCCTGGGAGCGATCCGCGCTCGGCCATTGGCTCGCCATGCCGCTGCATCGCCAGACCGGGCCACTCCACCGCGCGCAACTCGTGATCAGCGTGCCCGAGGTTCAGGCGTTGCTGGGAAAGGACGTAAAGGCTGTCCCGTTGCTGATCGATACGCACATTCGCCGCATCGTGCCGGATGACGCGCGCGCCGTCGCGGTGTGCTCCACGTTCCTGGTGCACGCGATCCGCGCCACGCTCAACCGCGCCCTGGTCGCTGCCAACGCCGAACGCCTCATGGGATCGCAGCACGGTCCCGCGCGTGGTGTGGTCTGATGCCGACGCGCCCGCCCATGCACAGACCAAGCATCGGCACCACATGGGCAGACCGTCGCAAGCAGTCGCAAGCAGGCACACCGTCGCCATCCCGCACCTACGGCAAGCGCTGGCAGAAGCTACGCGCTGCCTACCTCGCACAGCATCCGTTGTGTGAATGCGGCTGTGGATACGCGGCTACTGTGGTTGATCATCGCACACCACATCGTGGTGATCAGCGATTGATGTATGCATGGGACAACCTCAAGGCGATGACCAAGACATGCCATGATGCCAAGACGGCGGCACGTGATGGTGGCTTCGGTAATCCGGTGCACGCGGCATGATCGATCCGCCCCTTGGATCAAGCCTGCTGTTCCGGTGCTTCGTCTTGCGCAAACACGTGACATCGATCCGCTGCGATCATTCATGGAGCGGTGTGCTAGCGAGTTGGACCAGCTAATGCTTCCGCGCCTCAAGGCAAGAACACCATGCCCAGTAGCCGAACGGCTCGATGCTGTCGGCTCCATCCCTCAACCTTCTGGCAAGGGCGACCAGATGGGGGGTGCAGAGGGCCATCGCCCGGGGTCTAGCGGTGGTAGGCATCCTCCCGCCACCGTTCGGCTGCCCCCATACGGTCTCCGAAACTAAAAGTTTGGTCGATGGTAGACCGCGCCCCAACTAATTTTTTATGATGGCAAAACAAACGAATTCCGCTCGCGCAGCGCGCTTCGAATGGCCGGCCGATCAGGTCGAGCGTCGGCCGATCGCGTCGCTCGTGCCGTATGCGCGCAATGCGCGGCTCCATAGCGACGCGCAGATTGCGCAGATCGCGGGTTCGATTCGCGAATGGGGTTGGACGATCCCGGTTCTGATCGATGAGACCGGCGCATTGATCGCGGGCCACGGTCGCGTCCTCGCCGCGCGTCAGCTTGGCATCGAGACGGTTCCGACAATGACCGCGCGCGGATGGAGCGAGGCGAAAATACGCGCCTATCGAGTCGCGGATAACAAACTCGCCGAGCTATCGAGCTGGGATAGCGAATTGCTCGGGCTTGAGTTGGCGGAGCTTCGCGAGCTTGGCGCGTCGGTCGAGCTTACCGGCTTTGACGCGAAGTCGATCGAGGACCTGATCGCCGGGCCGAAGGCGCCAGGACAGTTCGAGGATTACGACGAGTCGATCGAGACCGAGCATACTTGCCCGAAATGCGGGTTCAGGTGGTCGGGCGCCTCGAGCGCGACGCGGATGGAAGTGGACGATGCCGCAGCCTAAGCCGGCTTACCGGGTCCCAAGCATGGCCGAGATTGCAGCGATCCCGCTGAACGGCTACCGCGTTGCCTCGACCTTCAGCGGCTGCGGTGGATCCTCGCTCGGCTACCGCATGGCGGGCTTCAAGGTTGTCTGGGCGAATGAGTTCATTGCGCCCGCGCAAGCTGTATACCAGGCCAATTTCCCCGACACGCTTCTCGATCAGCGCGACATCCGCGCTATCGCCCCTAGCGACATCCTAGACGCCACCGGGCTACAGGCCGGTGAGCTCGACCTACTCGACGGCTCGCCGCCTTGCGCGAGCTTCTCGATGGCCGGAAAGCGGCATAAGGGCTGGGGCGAGGTCAAAAACTACAGCGATGGCCGCAAACAGCGCACCGAGGACCTGTTTTTCGAGTATGCGCGGCTCCTGCAGGGCCTACAGCCCCGCGTGTTCGTCGCCGAGAACGTTTCGGGCTTGGTCAAGGGCGCCGGCAAGGGCTATTTTCTCGACATCCTCGCGGCATTGAAGGCGGCGGGCTACCGCGTCCGCGCGCAACTGCTCGATGCGCAGTGGTTGGGCGTTCCGCAGGCCCGCCAGCGGCTGATCTTCATCGGGACGCGGCTCGACCTTGGCGCAGAGCCTGCTTTTCCGGCGCCTCTCGGCTACCGCTATAGCGTCCGCGACGCGCTGCCGTGGATTGGCGCGGTCGAGTGCGCCAACGGCTTCAACGGCCACGCGATGGCGCCTAGCAGCCAGCCCGCCGCGACCGTCCAGGCGTCGCGCGCGGTCAAAGTCAGCACCTACGGTGGTCCGCGCTCGCTCGGCGAACCGGCGCCGACGGTGCTCACGCATGGCAGGCGGCGGACCCGCAGCGAGATGACGCTCGCGGTCGAGCCGGAAGCCGACATGCGCCGCTTTGCGACCGGTCGCGAACTCGACAAGCTCGGCCAGGGCGAGCAATCGGGGCGATACTTCCAGCTTACCCGCGCCGCGCTCGCCGAGCCGTCGCCGACCATCACCACCCACGGCCAAGCGCACGCCGCGTCCGTCGCGCATCCGACCGAGTGCCGCAAGTTCTCGATCGCGGAGCTACGCCGGATATGCGCATTCCCCGACGACTTCGTGTTGCTCGGCACCTACGCCGAGCAGTGGGAGCGGCTCGGCCGCGCGGTTCCGCCGGTCATGATGGCGGCGATCGCCGGGACGATCCGCGATCAGGTCCTCGACCCCGCCACACGCAGGAAGGGCGCGGATTGCTCCGCGCCCATCCGGGAGATTGCCGCGTGACCGGCTTAGGTCAGGCTTTCGAGGGTGCACTCAAGCCGGTATTCGCGCTCGCAGATCGGGCACCGGTATTCCGGCTTGACCGCCTCCCACATGCCGACCGGACAGGACTGCTGCTCGGGGAACGGCTTGGCCGGCAATCCGCAGAGCGTCTTGCGCTTGGTCGCCATCAAATGAACGGCCAGGATCGAGATTGTCGCGGTCATCGGTCAGGCCCCCGCCCGCGAGTAGCGGAGCACGCCCTCGGCGTCGCGCGCCTTGGCGACCTTGAACGGCGCGAGCTTGATCGCCCGGCTGATCGTCCCGCCGGCACGGGGCCAGCCGAGCGTCTTGGCGATCTCGGCGGCCGAGACACCGCCCTTGGTCGAGGCGATCATGGTGATGATCTGCATCTTTGCGCCGGTCGCGGTCTGAACGACCCCCGTCGCGGGCTTCTCGCTGGCCGTAGCGGCCTTCGGGGCGACAACCGGCTTGACGGTAGCGACCGGCGCCTTGCCGGCCTTGGCGGGCTTGCTAGCGACCTTGGCGGCCTTCGCCTTCAGCGCCGCTTCGAGGATTTTGGTCGTCGGACCCTTCGGCGCGACCTTCGCGGTGCGCTTGGCGACGGGCTTGGTGACTTTCTTCGTGGTTGCAGGCATGATCTGGTGTCCTTGTTGCTACGGTTGTTGACCTTGCCGGCGTTACCGCGCCGGCAATGGTCGTTTCTACTGCGCGCGGCTGAAGGTCCAGGGCAATCGCAGACTGTGGCTGCGATTTTTGGTTGATGGACGCCAACACCGCCTTTGACATCCCCCGGAACTGGACTTTTGAGGACCAAGCGGTCGCGGCCGGCTTTGAACGGCACGTCCGCGAGCAGCTTCCCTGGTATGAGACCGCAACCGGCGCCGTCGCCCATGTCGCGCGCCACTACATCCCCAACGGCGGGCTGGTTTACGACCTCGGCGCCGCAACCGGGAACATCGGCCACGCGCTCGCGCCGACCTTGACTGCCCGCGGTGCACGACTGGTCGCGGTCGAGCCGTCCGCCGAGATGGCCGCGATCTACTCGGGCCCAGGCCAGTTGCTGGTCGAGCGCGCCGAGTGTGTCGCGTTCGAGCCGTTCGATGTCGCCATCGCGTTCCTGACGCTGATGTTCGTCCCGCCGGTCGAGCGCAGGCCTCTGCTCGCGCGCCTGGTGTCCGCAGCACAGCCCGGTGGCGCGCTGATCGTGTTCGACAAGTGCGAGGCCGAGCGCGGCTATCCGGGGACGGTGCTCTGGCGCCTCGCACTCGCCGGCAAGCTCGCGGCCGGCGTCGATGCGAGCGAGATCGTCGCCAAGGAACTGTCACTGTCTGGTGTGCAGCGACCCTTGCCGCGCGCGCTGTTGCCGGCGCACGCGGTCGAGTTCTTTCGCTTCGGCGAATTCGCCGGCTGGCTGATCGAGACATGAGCCGCCGCAACAAGGGCGGACGCCCGCGCAAGCCGACCGCGCTTCACAAGCTCCACGGCACTGAGCGCGCGGATCGCAACCTCCGGCCGTATGAACCGCAGCCCGAGGCCGATCTCGATGTCGTGCCGCCCGACTTTCTATCGCCGAGCCAGAAAGAGGGCTGGCGCTATGTCATGCGCCATGCGCCGCGCGGACTGCTCAAGGCCCTCGACCGCTCCGTGCTCGTGACCTGGATCGAGGCCGAGGATCGGCATCGCACGGCGATGATGATGCAAGCCAAGCTCGATCTCGGTAATAACCTACCGTTGCTGACCAAGAACAAGGATGGCACCGCGACCGCCTCGCCGTATCTCCGCATCATGAACCATGCCGGGCTGGTCATGCTTCGCTGCGGCAGTGAACTCGGCTTCTCGCCGGCCTCGCGCCCGCGCATCCAGGTGATACCGGCCGGTGGGCCCCCGGTCATCGATGGCGATGTCGATCCTTGGGATGAACTGACGCGGGATGTCGCGTAGGCAGGACCACGTTGCCCCGGCGCTCCGCTTCGCTGAATTGCTCGCTGACGACGCGGGCGCCTGCGAGACCGCGCGCAAGGCGGCGCAACGGTTCAACCGCGAGCTTGCCGATGCCCGCGCCGGCAACAGCCCCTGGCAGTTCGATGAGGCGCTCGCCAACCGGGCGATGACCTTCGCCTCAATGCTGCCCAACATCAAAGGCCCCGAAGCCGACAAGCCCATCCGGCTGATGGACTGGCAGCGCTTCGTCTATGCGAACCTATTCGGCTTCGTTGAGGCCGGCACCGCGTTGCGACGCTTCCGGCAGGCGTTCGTCGCCGTCCCGCGCGGCAACGGCAAGACGACGATCGTCGCGCCCGCCGCGCTCTACTGCACGTTTATGCAGCGCGAGGGCGGTGCGGAAGGCTACGCCGCCGCGGTGACCCGCGATCAGGCGCGCATCCTGTTCGACATGGCGCAACAGATGGTCCGCCGCACCCCGCAACTCCGCAAGCCGCCGCTCTCGGTCAAGGTGATGGTCAACGCGATCTTTCAGGAGCACACCGCGAGCCGCTTCGCCCCGATCAGTTCCGACGCCAAGGCACTCGACGGCCTCAACGTCGCCGTCGCGGTCTGCGATGAAATCGCCAGCCACAAGACGCCCCAGGTTTACGACGTGCTGTTGACCGCGATGGGCAAGCGCATCCAGCCGCTGCTGATCTGCATCACCACCGCGACCGACAACAGCGCCGGCATCGGCAAACAACTCTGGGATTATTCGCTCCGCGTGCTCGATAACGTGCAGCAGGATGACCGGCTGTTCGCGCTGATCTATACCGCCGACGCCAACGACGACACCTGGAGCGAGGCGACGTGGCGCAAGGTCAACCCCGGCTGGGGCCAGACCGTCCAGCCTGACGCGATCCACGCCGTTGCCAAGCAGGCGCGGAACAATCCCGCGCAGGAGTCGGCATTCAAGACGCGCCATCTCAACCTATGGGTCGGCGCGGACCAAGCGCTGTTCAGTATGCGCGCTTGGCAGGATTGCACCGACCCGACGCTGCGCATCGAGGACTTCGCCGGCAAGCCTTGTCATATCGCGCTTGATCTCGCGAGCAAGACTGACCTTGCCGCCGTTGCGATCGTGTTCCCGGACGGCAGCAACTATGCGGTGTTCGCCCGCTGCTACCTCAATGAACAGGCCGTGCTCGAGGCGCGCAACCCGTCCTATCCCGGCTGGGCACGCACGGGCGCGTTGACCATCACGCCCGGCAACGAAACCGACTTTAGCGTCATCGAGGATGACATCATCGATCTCGGCAAGCAGTTCCAGGTGGAATCGGTCGGGTTTGATCCCTGGCGCGCTACGCAGCTTGCCCAACGTCTGACAAAGGAGCGAGTGCCCTGCATCGAGCTGCGCATGAACGCGCAGACATTGAGCGAGCCGACCATCGAACTCGACGCCGCTGTGCGTAGCGGCCGGCTCCGTCATGACGGCAATGGCGTGCTGGCGTGGTGCATGTCCAATGTGGTCGGACACTACGATGCGCGCGGCAACGTGTTTCCGCGCAAGGCGCGCCCTGAGAACAAGATTGACGCTGCTGTCGCGCTGATGATGGGCATTGCCCGCGTCATGACCAGCATTCCCACGACATCGGTCTACGAGACGCGTGGACTGATGATGCTCGGCTAATGGCCTTGCACCTCGTGCCTATCGTTTCAACTGAAACAGGAGTGAGTGGTATGCCGTTCGTTAGTGGTTTCCTACGCCTGCGCCGTGGCGGTCATCCCGACCAGGGCCTTCCCGGAGGCGAAGGGCCGGTTGATCCGGATTACGGCATCGATTCTGGGCATCCCGATCAAGGGCTGCCGGGTGGCGGGCTGTATCCCGACCAAGGGCTGCCTCGGCCACCTGTCGGCACATTTCCGCCGTTGACACCATCGAATCCGATCGCACCCGCACCACCGTCCGTGCCCCCTGGCACAATCTGGCCCCCCGTGTGGGGTCCGGTCGATCCTGGGTATGGCATCGATGAAGGCGGCCGTCCCGACCAGAGCCTGCCAGGACGGCCCGCGCGCCCCGACCAGGGTCTGCCGGCAACACCAGGACAGCCGCCGCGTCCCGACCAGGGCTTGCCTAGTGTGGGTGGTGAACATCCCGACCAGGGCCTGCCTAGTCGAGTCTATTGGATGATTGCTTACTGTCCCGCGCTGGGCTGGAAGTATGTCGCGGTTGATCCGGCGCTTCGGCCGAGCCATCCGATTGCGCCGCCTCCGACTGCGCAGCCGAAGTAGCTGTCTGTCGTGCCGTTCGTCGCCGCGCATCCGGAGGCATACGTGGGGCTGGTCGTCGGTGACGGCCATTGCGTCGCTTATGTCCGCGCGGCGGCGAACGCCCCTCATACCAGCCTGTGGATCGAAGGGCGCCCGGTATACGAGGTCGCGGATACGCTCACACCGGGCACCGCGATTGCGTCATTCAACCGCGACGGCCGGTATGGCAACGCGACCGATGGGTCAAGTCATGCGGCGCTGTTCGTGTCAGGCGATGAGGCGGGCGGCATCGCGGTTTATGATCAGTGGCGCTTGCATCCGGTCTCGCGGCGCATCATTCGCGCCAAAGGCGGCAAGGGACCGGCCGCTGATGACGCCGACGCGTTCGCCGTGATCGAGGTGTCAGAGTGAGCGTTCATGCCAGGACCTCCATTCGACATGCTGCGCGCGTGCTTCTGGCTCATGGCGATCATCGTGATGGTGATGGTCGCCGAGAGCGTGCTGGCGGTGGCGGGCTGCTTTTGGCTGGTGCTGAGCGGTCAACAGAAAGCAGGCGCATGTATCGAGGCGGGCGTTGTCGGCCAAGCACGGGAGGTTCTGGAGCTTGCTCTGACAACGGTGCTCGCGTTGCTGCTCGCGGCACGCAAACCGCCGGACCCATGATCCCATGAGCATCCGCGAACGCATCGGCCAATGGCTGATAGGTCAGTCGCAACCGTCCGCCGCGCCATCCGCTCCCGAGACGAAAGACGCGGGCGGCCCGACCTCGACCCTTGGGGGCCTGGGGTGGCCGCAACCGATGCTCTATGCCGCGCTCGGCGGCTACGCGAGCAATACCGGCGTTCCCGTTACCCCGTTTACCGCCTTGCAGGCCGCAGCGGTTTACGCGTGCGTCCGGTGCGTGTCGCAGGACATCGCGATGCTCGATCCGTTCGTGCGTCGCAAGCTGCCGGGGTTCAAATGGAAGATTGAGACCCGCCACCCGCTCAACCGACTTTTCGCCGCGCCGAACCGCTGGCAGACGTGGTTCGAGTTCGTCAGCTACGCCGTGTCGTCGCTGTGCTTGCGCGGCAACGCGTTCGCCGTGGTCGATCGCGACGGCGCCGGCAATCCGATCGAACTGGTTCCGATTGCGCCGGATCGCGTGACGATGATGCTCACTGAGGACGGCGAGCTTTGGTATCGCATCAACTCGCGCCGCCTCGGCTACGGGCTGGTGATCCCGCCGGACGACATGATCCACATTAAGAACATTTCCATGGACAGTTACGTGGGTGTGTCGCCGATCGCGATCGCGCAAGACGTGATCGGCCTCGCGCTCGCAACCCAGCAACACGGCGGTATCCTGTTCCGCCAGGGTGGTCAGATCGGCGGCGTGATCAAGCATCCGGGGCAACTGAGCAAGGAAGCCGCTGACAGGATCGCGAACTCATGGCGCGATACGCACAGCGGCGTGCAGAACTCGCACAAGGTCGCCGTGCTTGAGGAAGGCATGGGGTTTGAGAAAATCGCGATGACCAACGAGGACTCGCAATTCCTCGAAACGCGACGTTTCCAGGTGGTCGATATCTGCCGCCTCTATGGGGTGCCACCGCACCGCCTAGGCGAACTCGACAAGGCCACGCTTAATAACATAGAGCAACAAAACCAGCAATATGTCGATAGTGCATTAAAGCCCGTTGCTCGGTCAATTGAGCAACTATTCGACCGTCATCTGTTATTCGAGGATGAGCGCCTGACGTTGCAGTGCAAGTTCAGCTTTGACGACATGACGCGCGGTCCGCTGCTGGAACGCTATCAGGCATACCAAGTCGGCACGCTCAACGGCTGGCTGTCCCGCAATGAGGTGCGCGCTCGCGAGAACCTCGACCCGATCGATGACGGGACCGGCGATGATTACCGCGTGCCGCTCAACACCGGCGATCCGACCGCAGCACAGACCATCGGCCAGCAGGCCGGGCCGAAGCAGCCCGCGACAGTGGAGGGTGATGACGATGAATGACGACGACACAATCGCCATCGATCTGTCAGCCGACACAATCCGCATATTTGGCATGAGGTATTCCCTCGGTCTGTTCCGAACGCTTGCTTTTGGCGCGATCGGCGGCGTCTTTCGCATCGTGAATCGCGCTGATGGCGTAGTTACGCTTGGAACGGTCGAACCGCCGGTTGTGGAGGCCCACGATGCAGATCGTTAGCGCGACGCGGTTCAAGCTGCTCAACCGCAACCGTCGCACCGCCGCCGCCGCGTTCGGTGTCCGCAAGCAGATCATCGCCCCCGCTGACATCATCGAAAGCGACAAGCGCGCGCTGCGGTTCACCATCTCGACGGCCAGCGTTGACCGCGAACAGGACACCATCGCCATCGCCGGGTGGGACCTGACGAATTACCGGAAAAATCCGGTGGTGCTCTGGGGCCACGACTCCTCGCGCCTGCCGATCGGTCGCGGGTTCGATGTCGCCGTTGAGGATGGCGCGCTCAAGGCGTCGGTCGAGTTCATCCCGCAGGACCTGCCGGAAGGCGGTTCGTTCGCCGAGTCCGTCTATCGCCTTGCGCGCGGCGGGTTCATCGCCGCGACCTCGGTCGGTTTCCGCCCGCTGAAATGGACTTACAGCACCGACAAGGAACGCGGTGCGGATGACTGGTTCCCCGGTATCGACTTCGAGGAACAGGAGCTGGTCGAGCTGTCGATCGTCACCGTTCCCGCCAATCCCGAGGCGCTGGTCGATGAGCCATTGCTCGGCGAGGGCACCGCGATTGCCACACCGAACCCGACGAGCGGCGAGGAAGTAACCGCTCTTAATGAAGAACGAATAAGAGCACGAGCACGCCGCCGACGCGTGCTCCAACTGGCTATGGCGACTGCGGACTGATCCGCGCGCCCTTAACCCCACACACACAAGGATCAAGGTTATGGCTGGGCTTTCCGAGAAGCATCGCGAACTGAAGCGTCGGCGCGCTGAAATCGTCGCCAAGATGGGCACCATCGTTAAGGAAGACTCCGACGACAAGCCGGCGAGCGAGGAAGAGACCAATACATTCGACGAACTCGCCGCCTCACTGGCCGCGATCGATCAGCGCCTGCAACGCGTCGCCGCTGCCATGCAGGCCGCCGCAGAGGGCGCACAGGACGCGGACCAGGACGACCCGGACGCGGACCCGGACGACAAGGGCCTGAAGCGCCAGAACTGGCGTATGCCCGCCGCAACAGTGAAGCGTGATCCCGACGCCGGGCTGAAGGACAAGCGGGGCGTCAAGGCCGCGCGCTACGTGCTGGGC